GAGTTGGTGCTGTTGAACGGCAGACCAATCGACGCAGGTATCGGCTCTCCGTCAAAACTGGTGCCACGGTCAAGTTCGTAAACGTAACCGTTTGTGCTACCCAAGAACATTCTTGCCGCGCCGGTAGAATCTTCACCTTCAAACGCGCAATTGACCACATGCGAAAACTGCATCGGCATGGCGCCAAGTAGAGAACCGTTCAAAATTGTCAGGTACACCCCGTAGCCGTCGCTGAAGAAGATCCGGTACTGGCCTTTCTCGCGATTCACTGTGCTGGCCGTGGCGAGATTTATGCGCGGCTGCATGAACGGCCGGATGTTCATCGTCAGCGACGCCGGCAAGAAGTTACCGAAGTTCAAGCTCGTGCCCAGGCTGATCACGCCTCGGTCGTCCAGGACGTACGCCTGGTCCATCGTCTGCGCCGTGTAAGCCACCGCGCCTGTGCCCGTGTTGAACGTGGCCAGGGAGAAGTTTGCAGAGCTGGTGCCGTAAAGCACCGAGGTGTCTCGCCGGGTGTACACCGCCAGTGCGCCGCTAGATTGATCACCTGGCAAGGGTAGCAGGTTGGTAATCGTCGCGTTCATTGCGATTTCACCGGCGCCGAGAATGGGCGCCCATTGAAACGGCAGTCCCAAGCCGGAAAACTGCAGCGACGCGCCGAACGACAGGAACAAGTGCTGCCGATGCACGGCAACGTGCTGGGGCTTGTCATCAAGCATCCCGGTGTTGATTGGCACCAGGGTCGTGCCGTCGAACTCCCAGGCGCGATTCTTGCCATCGCAGCTATACGCCCTGTAGTTAGCCACCCCTCCGCCGATATTGCCGATCACGGTCTCCACACGGCCGTCTGGAGCCAGTGTGATTGCGGTGGCCGCGCCTGCGGCGTGAGCTTTTTTTACTCCGCCGACGTACAAGTGCTCTGGCGCCACGAATGTCCCGGTCGTAGAACTTAAGATCAACCGGCCTACCGCGTTTCCGGTGGCCCACCCGCCCGACTCTACAACAACCCTGGCCACAACCCCGGTAGCCCCAGTGGTGTGCCCGGTAACCGTGTTGCCAGCAAAGATCTCCGCCGTGCCGGTGTCAAACCTAAGTTCAAACCCAAAAGGAACAACGGCCCAGCCGCTGCTGCTGGAGGCGTACATCGCCAAAGCTGTGCCGCCGGCGTTGTTGCGGAACGCGTACACGACGCCGTTGTACAGGAAAACCCCGCGCACCGGCCCTGACCCTGGCACAATAGCGATGTCGCTTCGGTACGAATCCGCTGCCAGGTTGCGGTACGTCGCGTCAGTCAGCCCGTCCGCGACCACGCCGATCTGGCTGGTCAACGTGCCGACTGTTACTGCCGACACTTGAAGAGTTTCGCCGTCAGTAAAGTTCCCGCTCTCTTTTGTGACGATTAGCTTCTGGTCATCGATCGCAATGACCACCGCGGTATCGCCTGACGTCAACCCTGTGATGGTGTTACCTACCGCCACCGCACCTGTAAGAACGCATTGAAACACGTCATAGATCGCGTCAGAGGGCCTGGGATGGCCATCGAACCGCTCGTATCCGGCGATACGGGTGTAGCCCCCTGTGATGGAGGCTTCAAAGTTGGCGGATCGGCGCACGAACCCTGGAGGCAGAGACAGCGTAGGCGTAACTTGGTCCAGCCCACCGCGCAAGCGGATCAGGTCGTACTGCACCCGAGGCATCGACGGCATGGTGGACATCTTTCTCTCCTCAAGCCAGCGGAGGCCCGCTGATTATGTCTGGAAGCAGGTCGATCTCAAGTCGGCTCATCAACCGTTTGAATTCAAGCTCACCGCGCTGGTACACCTCTGGGGCGGACTCGTACCCGGCGTAGAACATCATCGCCCGGTACACGATCATCAGGTGAAAGCGGGGTGGCAGATCCGGTTCTTCTGCGGCCGTAGTGAATTCAGTGGGCTTGCGGTAATACTCTCCGACGATCACATACGCCTGATCGGGGGTTGCGCCAAAGCCCAAGTTCTTGCTGGGTGGAACGATAGTCACCACAACAGGGCGGGATCTCGTGTTGCGCATGTTGGCGTACTGATAGAGATTTCGGAACGTGTTCCATTCCATGTAATTCAGAAGCTGCTCGTCGCCGTAATTGGCGGTCAAGCTGCTCGCTCTGAAGCTGTCTCTCTTCCAGTTTGCAAACGTGGCCCCAACGCCAACCTCGGTCGGGGTGTACTGGTACTGCGAGGCCACGGTGTTGAATTGAAAAGGTAAGCGCATGAATTGCCAGTCTTCATGCGCCGTTTGAATGTCAACCCATGCGGAGTTGATCCAGTTGTAAAACCGAAGCGATTCGCCGGTCAGTCCAGTAACTGTCGTCAGGTCAGGGCCGGTGACACCGCATTCTTGCCTGGCTCGGTTTATCAGCTGGAGAAAAGTCATTATTCACGCTCACTCATGATGTGCTCAAGCCACGCGCGGCCCTTGGGGTTCTTGTCGTCCACAACAACGAACGGGAACACCTGACCGTGATTTGCGACCATCGCCCACTTGTCCGGCTCAGACGGGTTCGGCGTTACCTGGCGGTAGCGGGTCTCTTTCATCCGAGCCAACACTTCCAGGTACTTGCGCTTGATCGGCACATTCTGGCCACGCGGAATGATTTGATTCATGCCGTTGACGTTCAGGTGCGCGTACGGCGCGTCGTTTTCGCTGTTGCCGGGGTGGATCATCACGACAACCGTCTCTTCCATGAACTTCTCTTCTTTGACCATTTTCTTTAGATCGACGTTGCCGGTAACCGGCTCAATGCTTTCGCGGTTGTCGATTATTTCAATTGTGCTCGCCATATTATTTCTCCGTTTATTTTTAATTCGCTGCCAAAAAGGACGAGCCGAAGTTACCCGCGACTCGTCAAAGAGTTCCTCGCCCCGAGGGCTGTAAAGGCGAGGAACTGACGGCGACTTTACTGCGCGCTACCCGGCATGACCATGCAGTCGAGGAAGGTGTCTACGACACCTGTGGCGCTGAGGTCGGTGCTGTTGGGCGTGAAGGTGGCGCTGGAGCTGGTTACAACTTTAATCAGACCCACCAGAGTCAGGTTGGAAGCCGGAGCATTCGGCACGGGGCACGGTTCTCCGGCAGCAACGATCATACCCTGGGAAGTGCTGAAGGCAGTCGAATTGTCGATCCAGACGCCAAACAGACAGGCCTGGCTGTTACCCAAGGCCGTGTGGCCCGTGGAGAAAGTCAGGTTGTCAGTGCCAGCCTTGGACTTGAATACGCCGTTGTTGGTGTACGTCAGCGTGTTCGTGGTCTTAAAGGTGTTGGCGTTTGTGCCTTCGGCAAGGCCAGCAGCGGTTAGCGACACGAAGCCGCTATTAACTTGTTCAATATTGTAGGACATTTGCGTGTCTCCTTAAGCGGTAATGTTGGGTGTCACCGCAGCGGCGGTGGTCGGCACTGTCGAGCTGTTGTGGTCAGCGCGGAGCTGATTCAACGACGTGGCCAGGGCAGCGATATCAGTTTGCATGGCGGCGAGCAGCGGCTGAATCTCACGCGAAGTGAGAATGTCCGGCACTTTAGGCATGCGTTGTTTGATACTTTCGGGCATGTCGATCTCCTCAAATCAAAACAGGGCGCCCCTCAAGAGGCGCCCAGCAGGTTACAGGGCGGTAACACCGGCTTCGATACGGGCCATGAACGCGTCGTTCAGACGTACGCTGGCAAACCAGGTCGAGGCACCCACGTAGCCGAACTGGCCCAGCGGGTTGGCGTGGTTGGTCTGAGAAGCCTTCAGAACGATAGGCTTGATCGAGGACATGCCTTTGAGAGCTACCTGGCCCCATGCGTCTTCACCGATCACCAGGAACGGATACACGTCGACATTGGCTGCGCCGATAGACAGACAGCCGTTGAGCGTGCCGGAACCGGCGGCCAGGAAGGACTTCAGCAGCGGGGAGCTGATGAAACGGAAGTCTTCGCACGCACCGATCTCGCGATCGTGGATGGGCTTGAAGCTGCCGTATTCTTCAACGCGGGTAAAGCCAGGCAGGTTGCGCACGTCGGCTACTGCGTCAGTGTGGCAGAACACGATGAACGCGGGCTGCACTGCGCGGGTGCCGAAGTTGACGCCAGGAGCCAGGCGGCTGGTCACGCGGCGAGCACGGTTGCTTTCCAGCGTACGTGCGGCTTTGCGGATAGCGTTCAGGCTGATCGGGGTGTTGACGCCGGCGCGGGTTGTGCCATTGGCGTAGATCACAGTGGATCCAGCCTTCAGCACGCCGTAGCGGACCATCTCCATGACTTCTGCCATGGTTTCACCGGTCAGTTTGACCATTTCGCCGGGGATGTCGTCTTCGTACAGCTGCTCAACCTTTGAGCTGTACTTGAAGAGGATACCGTACTGCTGCAGCTGCACAGTCACATCCTGGAACGTGATGGTGTTGCTGTTCGGGGTAACGCCTTCGGCCAATACGAAGTTGCTGGCCTCGATGTTGGGCGTGCCAACATAGCGGGAAGAGCCTTCGATTGTGGTGCCGGCAGCGGAAGCGCCGAAGGGAAGGGTACGACGGAAGACCAGCGTGTCAGTGCTGTTCATCGGCATCTCGCGCTGGGTACCGAAGTCGCCCAGAACGGTGATGGGTTGTGCGTGTTCAAGCATACCTTGCGCTGCGCGGATTAGGTTACGCGACGCGACGGTACCGTAATTTTGAATTGCCATGGGGCATGTCTCCTAAGTCAGATTGTTAAAGGCCTTGCTGCGCTTTTTTCTTTGCGAGCTGTCGGGCCTCGTAGTTCCACAGTTCTTCGGGAGTCATTGCGTCGAGTGTTTTCGACTTGCTTGACTCGCCGGGCTTCGTTACTACAGCGTTAGAGAGCGTAGCTTTTCGCTGATTTTTTATTTCAGCGACCGTCGTCGTGGTAGGAGTCTTTACCGCCTTGAACAGATCAATCACTTTGACCGCATCAGCGGCCTTGGGACTATCGATCAAGTTGTACACATTAACGGGCTGGGTGCCGATCCACTTGACGAACTCGTCGCTGTTGATCGTCTCCCGCCAATCGCTGTGTTTAGTCTCCAGCTTGGCGTATTCGATGGCTTCCATCGCTTCGGTCCTGATCCTGTCGGTGCGATCTTCGATCAGCCTATTCAGCTGTTCTTCCGAGACGCCCTGTGAGGTCTGGCCAACTTTGGAGCCAACGTATTCTTCCATTGCTTCAGCCCACTCAGGAAAATCCTGTTTAAGCTGATCCCACTTCTCCGGGTTTGCAGTAGCCTTGGCAAGTTCGTTTTGGGTAGGAGCTGCGACTTGTGAAAGTCGTTTCTGCTCTTCCCGTTCTCTTTGCCACGCTGCCACACGCCCTTCTGCTGCGCGGACATGATTCTTGAGATCCTCGTTTGCTTTCTGCAGATCGTCTATCTTGGCCAAAAGCTCAGGCGGTAATCCCTGGAAGGGGTCCGTCGGCGCTGGTTCAATCTGTGGTTCAGGTTCAGGTTCAGGTGTTGCCGAAAGAGCTGGATCTTCCAGGTCTCCCATCACGCCTTTCGCTTCTTCGTCCCACATCTTCTGCACCTCTTCGGTGCTTAGGATCTGCTGTTCGCTCACTCGTCTCTCCGTCATCTGTCTTTGGGCGAATTTTTATTCGCCTCTTAACTGGCCCGGCAATGTCATTCCGACATCGGCGGAGCCCCCACCTCAAGAGTTGCCCTTTTGGGCAAGTCCAGAATTCTTTTTAGTAGCCGAATCTCGCCTCGATAGGCGGATGTTTCTTCCATACAAAGTCCGACGGTGTCGTTCTTCTTACGTATTTTGTCTAGCTCTTGAATGGCCCAGGCTTCAATTTTGGGCCACTCTTCAGGAGACAAATTAAGCATGCTAGATCCTTGATATTAAAGACAATCCTAAGCCAGGAAACGCAATTTGTACAGCGTGGTCTGATACAGCGTGACAATTTCGTCCAGGGCGTTGTTAAGCGCCGTCTCGGTCTTGGGACAAATCTGCGCGCGGTTGTCGTCAATCCACGCCATCTGCTGCTCCAGGACGTCGCTGATCTCGCCTTCAAACTCGTTGTCGCCGAGAGGGATGTCCAGCAGCTCGTTGAATCGCCCCTGGTACGCCTCGACGAATCCGTCGACCAACGGGATGACGCCTTCGTAAAACGCGCCCAGCGCCATGTGCTCCGCGTAGGAGGTGGTGCGCAGGTGCTGCCGGTGCGTCAGATCACGCGCCACGAAGATCATGGCGACCATCATTCCTGTCTTCTTCATGCTCAGTACCCCGTTTTGGCGTATCGTGGGAATGCAGCCAAAGTAACTGTGATGCTGCTGCCCGTGCCGCCGGTGATGTTGGGGCGTACGAACAGGGGCGTTTCGTTACTTGCGTGGCACGCCGCCGTGGTGTAACTCATGTTGGAGGTGCCGGAGCTTTGCGTTAGCGGGTGCCACGTTGAACCGTTGTTAGAGCCTTGCAGCGCGCAAGTCGCGCCGCCAAACGTGCCGACCACCTGGAACGTCAGATCCGCTGAACACGGCAGGCGGAACGGTGCGCCGTCGTCTGTGCCGCCCAGCGTTGCCCAGGTCACCACGATTGCACCGTCGCGGGTGCTCGAAAACTGTACTGTTGCCATTACTTGTTCCTCATTGCTTTGCTGATCAGCCCGTTACGGGTGGTTTTGGCTGCCGCCTTGAAGGACTCATTGGTCGGCGCCCCTTTGCTGCCTGGCTCGCGCATTCTTTCACCCGATCCGGCTTTGATTCGTTCACGCTTGGCGTGGATGTTCGCGTATAGCCCTTTCATCACCATTTCACCTTGTCGGCCCAGTAGGCCGCGCTCATCTTGCCCTTGGCGATATTCTTGGCGTGTCTCGCCTTAAACGCTTTGTTCCTGGCCGAGCCTTCCGGGGATCCCTTCACGCCCTTTTGGCCGAAGCGGATAATCTTCTCTTTCCCATCCGCGCAGGCTTTAACGACGTGGCTCTTCTTCGGGTGGTCCGGTGTGGACCGCGGCGAGTTGCACTTCATCTGGCTCTTGATCAGCCCCTTGCTCATATCCCGCTCCCCATCTGCATCTTCAGGCGCCGCTCGGCGGCGAACAGGTTCTGCTTGCTGCGCTCCTTGATCGCGGTCTCACCGAGCCTGGCTTTGATCTGCTCCAGGGTCATGTTCTGCGCGTTAGCCAGCTTCAGCATCTCCAGCTCGATCATTTGCTGCCGCTCTTCACGACGCGCGCGGATGCCTTCCTGCGCGATCTGCAAGCGGGTCTGCAGTTCCAGCATGTCGCCTTCGTTCTGCACCTGGACGCGCTGTACGTCCGTCTCGGCGCGGATCTTGGCCGCAATGACGCGAGGATCTTCAGCCTGGCCCTGCTGCGCAGCGTCGCGCTCTGCTTCCAGAATCGCCTGTATCTCTTCGTCTGTTTTGAAGATCTCCGCCGGGTCGACGTGCTGCGCCTGCAGCGCTCTTTCAAACAACTTCTTCGGGTCGATGTACTTGGCGTAAATCGGGTTGCCGGCAGCAGCGAGCAATTGCATAAACGCTTGGTTCTGAATGTCTCGCACGATCAGCGTACTTGACCCTCGAGCATCTACGCTAAAGTCGCCTTTTATGCTGCTGTCGTCGTTGTAAAGCATGTTCCAGTCGTAGCATCGACGGATGTGCGGCTTGGTCACCATATCGTCGAATTGCTTGACTAATCGTTTAAGTACGACGTTGGCCGAGGTCATCAGCATCTGCATGCCGCCCACGGTATCAGGCGCCGTACCCTGCTCGCCTTGCATGAGTGTCGGCACGCCGGTCTCAGCGTCAGCCAGCTGCATGGCCATCTCGATGATGTTGGCCAGCTCGCCCTGGTGGCTGTTGAACTCGAACGTCGCGAACGCTTTGCGCACGTCGTCCAGGTCGTCTGTCGCGAACCAGATCTTGCGGGCGGACAGGTTCCAGGTCTTATCGGCGGGTTGGATCAGGTTCGGCTTGACGACGATCTGCGGGCCACTGCTCACGCCGGCGTTGTCCATCATCTGGCGCCAGGCTGCGTTGAGCACCTTCTGCTGTGCGCGCATAAGGTACGGCACGCCGTATCCCCACACCGTGTTGCCAGCCTTCTCCCAGACGAAGAAATCGTAGGGCAGCGAGCCGTCTTCCAGCGGGTTCAGGAACGCCTTGACCACCGTGTCGTTGATCATCACCACCGTGGCGCTGATCGACCGCAGCGGGTCTTTCTCTGGCAGGCTCATCCCGGTGGCTTTCAGATCTTCGTAATCGACCTCGCCGGTGTACTCCCACTTCTCGAACCGGTCTTCAGCGACGTCGGTCTGCTCTTCGTCGCGGATCTCCTGCATGGCGTGACTGCGCTTGGGGCCTTCCTCCAGCACCTTGCGCAGCTG